GGAAGGTACTGCAGGAGCATGTTGCGAGGCGTCGACAGGGAGATGATCGCAGCCGCGACAAAGAAGCAAAAGTACAACTTCAAGTTACGGAACATGAATCCCATGGCAGGCAGAGTCGGCTTGAAGGACGGAATCATCGAACCCTGCGTGGTATGCTCCGTCGACGGCATCGGAATCAGAGGCGGGGCCGACTGGTTGCCCTGCGGAGAGGGAAGCAAGGCATCCAAGGAGGTGGAGTCGCTGTCCATTGTTTATACTCAAGGCATCTTTTCGCATGTCGCATCTTCCACGCGGTAGCGATAGCACTTTCCATTGACCCGATTCGTCCTTGTTCGGATGTCCTCCAACGGCAACGCCAAGGTGTGCTGGGTCGTGAAGTCACGGTGGAACAGGAGTGCCGCCAATCCTAACCCGATGATGAACGAAAAGAACGGCCGAGCACGGTCAATCGATTCCGTGATGTTCAGCACCATTACTTCTTAAGCGATGCCAAAAGATTGAAGGAGTCTGTCTCCGAAGTGCATGGAACTTCCGTGGCCTCCACATGGACGCACCCCGTATCCGTGTGGTACACCAGTTTCCCGTCGGCGGGGTCGGGCACCTTGGACACCGTGCGCTTGGGAGGAATCACGATCGTGGACAGCAACAGCCCAAAGGTGACACCCGCGACGAACCAGATGCCGTCGATCATTGTCCTTTGCGCCCGAAATAAGCTGACGCTGCACCCGTAGCGGCGGTGAGATCAAATCCGACCGTGGCGGTTCCAGGCGCCTGTCCGCCAGGAAGCATGCCCTTCTCGGGCAGTTGGCTTTCGACAAACCACCAGAATGTCAACTGAATGGCGAAGGACCACACGGGGGCCAAGGCGGCGAGGAATGCCATGATATACCGGGTAGGCCCAAACTGCCCCACCAACCCCGCCGCCCCCGCGAACCACATTCCGTAGGCACCGAACTTTGCTTCGGTCGCGAGGGATGCAGTCAGCCCAGACTTCAAGATGTGATCCCACAGCATGTATGCCCACACAACCATCAAGAGCCAAAACACAGCGACCGTCAGCCAAAACTGAAGGGTTCCTGCTGCCAAGGCCGCCTTCCAGCTGAGTTCGCTTGGCTTCTTCATCAACAGACCCCATGCAGACAATTTGCCCAGAATGATGATCTGCTCCATTCCAAACTCCTTGGTGTGGTATCCGTCGGGGTTAATCCACTGGACTACCGCAGTGGGCGGCTTCAGTTTGATGGAGTCGGGATCGTCGGGTTCTGTAATCAGTCCGTCATCCCGCAAGTCGTTCATCAGTTTCTTGACGGGATATTCCACATAGCCCGCATAGCGGTTGGCATTGAGATACTTGATAATGTTGAACGTCTGCTTGCCATATAAGAACTTGCCACTCACAATCCGAAGACCTGGATCGGGAGGATTCGGAAACTCATACGACGGTGCAGTCGGAATCGACGGAACCGTGTACGACGCTGTGGTGGGTGGCGGCGGTTCCTCTTCGGCCTTCCGTGTTTGATACGGACTAACCTTAACGGGCGGCGGAGGGTTACTCATATTGTTAAGAAGCAAACACAAGATTGGCGAGACCACTCACGACGCGCAAGTAATTGTAGGATTCCACGTACGCGCCAACCGTGTAGGTGTACTGAAACACCACCGTGGCGTTTCCACTCGTAGTAACGTTCTGGACGACTGACAAGAGTTGGTCGGGCGTATACAGTCCAATCTGTCCAGCGGGAATCACCAGCGGGTTCGTGCTGAGCGCCGTGGACTTTAGGATACACACGGTGGTTGTCGTGGGGGCCGACGGTTGGTTGGGCGCAGGCAAGGGCTGCAGAAGGGTCAACCGCAACACTGCCTTGTTGATGGTGCTTCCGTTCGCGGCGCCTGACGGTTGATACTCGCTATTGTTGAGACCAAATGAATACATGTAGACGCCTGGCAGCTGGAGTGGGGCTGTTCCATCTGCAAAGCGGTAGGTTTGCAGAAGTGAGTAATACTCGACGGGCTTGACCTGGAGCCGTTCGTTGCCGTCAAACAGGATCACACCATCCACTACGCTCTCACGGGGAAACACCGACGTCACTTGGTTCTGTCCCGACGCATACAGACTCGTGGCTACATCTGTCGTATTGACAGTCCACGGGGCGCGGTCGGGATTCGGCCAGTTCGTGTAATTGTCCCACAGGTTGTTCGCAATGCTGTCGGAACGGGACACCGTCCACGTGACACGCGACACCAAGTTCCGCATCGGGAGGACCAGGTCGGTATTGGGACCATACTGACCTTCGGCGCCCACGTAACTGACCTCCTTGAACATGTAGCTCTGGTCTGCCGTGGCAAACTGATTCATTTCCATCTCCGTCAAGTAGAAGAAGTTACACTCCAGATACGGACTGGGGAAGAACGTGGTGACGCCTGGATTGGTCGGCGCGCCGTTTGGCAGCGACGGGGTCAAGAACAGATTCATGGGAAACAGATCGGGGCGAACGCGTTGTCCGTAGGTTGGCGAAGTGGACGTCACATCCACCACTGTATACAGATACTTCAGGGGGCGCAAGGTCACATTGATGTAGACTTCCGTGTTCTGCATGGACACCAACGGAAGAACCGACCCCACACTCTCGCAGAACCAAAAGTGAAGGGGGATCACCAACTGCCGCGACCGAATCGAGGGCTCAGGGATTGTAGTGCCAGGAAAGATGGTGTTCCCCGAACTATCAAGCGCAGGAGTGGCGTAGGAGACCGCGTGGGGATATTGCCCCTGGCGATCGTATGCGTGGGACGGATCGTAGAGTTCGGGGACGTTGCCCGTCATTTTGTTCACAGTTGAGCGCTTCGTCCCCGTGAACGTCAAATAGGAATACAGCTTCATCCACTCACCCGAAAGTCGTTGGATCAATTGTCCGTTCATGGTGATCTCGATATTGTCGATGAGATTGTAGCCAATGTTGTGGATCCACTCGAACTCGTAGCCAATCGCGCTGCAGTGAGGATCATATCCCGTCGGTGGAGTCGTAACGGGAACCAGCGGAGACCAAATGTCAGGGAGCGTGATGACCAGGTAGGTGTCGTTCAGCAGCTGCGCGTAGCGGTCGATGCGTGCAGACAGCTTGCGGGCCTGGTTGAAGTCAAAGTTGAGGTTAGCGCTTCCAAAGTCCACACGAATATGCTCCATGGCAAAGTTCGTGTGGCGCTTGTAGGTGTTGCGAAAGTAGGTCATGGACGGGTTGCCATTGACCAACTCGTTCTGGGCTCCAACGCCCACCAGCTGGAGAAGTGCGCCAGGCATTTGTAGTTACGGAACATCATTGTTTAATAGAGAAGGGCGCCACTCTGGGTACAGCACTGCGACGTATTCGTCCTACCCAGTCCAGTGCATGTCTGATTTCCACGGCACGCGGCCGCCACGTTCAACTGATACCGCGTTGCGGCATTCGCCTTCAGACTGAGGTAGGTAGACGCGGTCTTGTTCTTGCCGAACGGCGGATCGGTTGCGTAGATCTTCGAAATCACTTGGCGCTTGACCCGTGTAAGGTAATCCTGGGCAGAGTTGACCTGCATCCTATTTATACAGAGCCGAGAGAATAGAGTAAAATGCGCTTTGCTCTCGTCAGTACGCACGTCGATCAGACCACGGGTTACTCCAAGGTAGCGTATAATCTCCTGCGCCAGGTCTCCTCCATTTCCCCGAAGGTGAAGACCTTCCACTTCGGGTTCCAGCGCCACCCCGATCGCAAGAACATCCGCAAGCTCCCCGAGGGCGTGACGGGATACGATGCCGCGGCCAATGAGGATCCGCGCGAGGAGGGATTCGGATTCAACAAGATCGCTGAGTACGTGGAGATGGTCCGCCCCGACGTGGTCATGATCTACAACGATCCGCTGATCATTTGCAAGTTTATTGAGGCAATGAAGTACGACAAGGCTACGTCGCCGTTCAAGCTGTGGCTCTACGTGGATCAGGTGTACACTGGCATTGCACAGCCTCTGATTGATACGATGAACAAGCACGCTGATTCAATCTACTGCTTCACCAAGACGTGGGCAGATGCGTACGCCAAGTATGGCGAGGGCCCCACTCCCAAGGTGATCGAGCATGGTTTGGATGCATCTGAGTTCACCTGCATGTCCAAGGATCAGCGCATGGCCCTTCGCCGCAACCTCAAGATTCCCACGGATGCCGTCGTGTTCCTGAACGCGAACCGCAATAGCCAGCGCAAGCGTCTGGACCTCATGATCATGGGCTTTGTTAAGCTCCTGACCAAGAAGGGCATCTCAGACTATGTCTATCTGATGGTCGTGACTGCGATGAATCCGCAGCAGGGAGCGTTCTACGATCTCCAGCGCATCTACGTGAACGAGCTGACGCGCGCGGGACTCAATCCGTCAGACTATGCGAACCGCCTCATGATTGTGGACACTGCGCCTCCGAACACGCTCTCGGATTCCCAGATCAATGATATCTACAATCTCACTGATATTGGTCTCAACACATCGGATGGTGAGGGTTTCGGCCTGTGCCAGCTTGAGCACCTCTATACGGGTGCGCCGCAGGTCGTGACGGATGTCGGAAGCTATCGGGCGTTTCTCAACGATGATGTGGCATCCTTCGTTCCCTCGTCTGGGCTGCAGTACTTTGCGGGGTCCATGCCTCTTGGATTCTCTGCGCCGATCTTTGACCCCGCCGCGATTACCCAGGCCATGATGAGTGCAATGGAGACTCTGGATGAGCGGCGGGATGCCATCAGGGCCTATCCGTTCAAGAGCTGGAGCAAGGTGTGTGACGCGTGGCTGGAGGATCTTCACCGCGCCTCGTAAGTTGGCTTGCCCTCCAGTACCCAACGGATCTGCGTATCTGAGATCTTTCGGCCCACGGGAATCAGACGGTTGTTGTCCTCGAATGCCACTCCATCAAACACCTCCGTCGTCAACGGATCAATCAGGAACAGGATTCCCTTGATCACAACCTTCTGCAGGCGTCGTGTCTTGCGCTCCATGTTGCGGAGGTAGGTGGAGTCCAGATCCTCTGACTTGACAGAGGGCTTGAACGCCAGATCCTCTCCCGTGATGGTGCTGTCGAACCGCATACAGGAAATCACTGGCCGTTCCTTCGCGTGGAGTTTGCGGTGAATCTCGCAGTCCACGGCCGATTGTTTCAGCAACAGACCGATCTTCTGGTTGATTTGGTTCTTCTCGAAGGCAATCTCGTAGAGGTATTCGTCCGCAGACATGAACGTCTCCACAGGTCCTCCGCCCTCGTAGCGCTTCATCGTCGTGTCTGCACGGCGGATCGGCGTAATGTTCGGAAAGTCGTTGGACTTGGCCTGCTCCTCCGTGAACACGGACACATAGAAACTAATACGCACTGTCCTCTCCTCCACGGGGAGCGTTGCGTGAGAGCAAATACGAATGGCGCGTCCAATGACTTGGTCGTGACGAGCGGGAGTCCAGTGCGGCTCCAGAATGTGCACGTGGCGCACATTGGCCAGCGTGATACCTTCCGCACCCGAACTGGATGCCATCAGCAGAGACAGCAGCTTCTTACCTCGTCCCTCCACACTCGTCTTCAGGGACGCAGGAAAACTAGATTCGTATTTGCCGTTAAAGATCTGGCGCGTCAATTCGCGTTCCTCGGCCGACTCCTGGCCCGTGTAGAACGTGTAGGCAGGCTTGGCGGGATCCATCTCACCCTCCACCCACTGACCGTTGGTCTTGACGATCTTGTACAGTTGCCAGCCGTTCGCCTCCAGAATCGCAGAGAACACGCCAAGACCTTCCAGTTCGCGATACTGCGAGTAGACGAACTGATTGCCGCCCATCGATTCTTGAATCAACTTCAATGCGCGCAGAAACTTCGGACTCAAGGTCTCCAGTGCCTTTTCCGACAGGTACCGTTCAGGGTTAGACTTCAGCTTCTCGAGGATCGCGGGCTTGTCCACCACCTTGTCCTCGGACTCGGCCTCCGCCAAGGTGAACTCCGCACGTAGTTCCGCAGGCAACAAGTAGTTGCATGCCAACCGCGACAGAACGCGGTAGCTGCCAAGATTCTCGTCCAGCGACTTCTTGCCCTTGTTGGAGTCCATCTTCAACTCGGCCCAACGCTGGCCCAGATAGTGAGTGAACTGCTCCTTGGACATGGGAACTTTCTCCAGCATCTTGTCGTCGTCCACGCGCCGAGGCAGCATACGCTCGTCAGCACCCTTGAAGTACGAAACCAATCCCTGGATGCGACGCTGGAACAGAAGCGGGTTCTTCACGGACAATCCATCGAGGAACATGGAGGAGAATTCACCGAACGGCGAGGGCAGTCCTTCGAATTCCTCCACCGAGACCCGCTCCATGTCAATCTCCGCACCCGCCATCTCCACCTCCACCTTGGTCTTGAATCCGCCGATCCAGTCCGCAGGAACCGCAACCCACTTCAAGTCCGCCTTGTACTGCACGGCAATGCGGTCGCCCTTCTCATTGTAGACGGAACGGAACTGGGGCGGATTGCGGGTAATCATGACAATCTTCTTGGACGCATTGAACTCGATGGTATCCACCTCGGGCTGCTGGCGGAACGTGGCCGTCAGTTTGTCCTCGTCCCAGCCCTCAATCTTCTTGAACGGAATGGTGATGCGCTCAATCGGTCCACGCAAGAGATTCATCAGGTACGCAATCTCGTTGGGACGGTTGATCACGGGCGTTCCTGACAGGGCCACGATCTTGCAGCGTTTGGCCTTGTAGAGCGCCTGATACACAGGGCTCACCACTCCGTCCTTGTCGGCGATACGGGAGATGAAGTTGTGGACCTCATCCACAATCACCACCTTGTCCTCGAACGGGTTGGGTCCATCCTCGGGAACCATCTCCTTCACCGCCGCGCGTGTCAAGCCGTTGTAGTTGATGAAGGTATAGCGCTGGCTCAAGATATCCTCGACCTGGGCACGAATCACATCCTGCTCTGTCTTGGGCAAGTCAGCAAAGTTCGGGTTCTCATTGGGTACCGTGGAAAAGAAGCGGTTGTTGCGGTCAAGGAATCCGTCGGAGATTCCCATGGTCTTGGCCGTTGCCCGCGTCTCCTCGGTCAATTGCTGCTGGCGCCAGTGGTTCTCGTACGCATACACAGGATCACCGCACTTGCGCAACTCACCAATGTAGTTGGCACGGAGCGACGCGGGGGTCATGACCACCGTCTTCAAGGTCGTCAGCAGGGATTCTGCCACGGCAATCGACGAGCAGGTCTTGCCTGAACCCAGGCCGTGATACAGCAGAATGCCGCGGTAGGGCGTCTCAATGAGCATGTAGTCGCGAATCAACTTCTGATAGTGCAGCAGTTCCCGTGCGTTGGACTGCTTCAAGCACAAGTCCTCTTCCTTGTCGTCGGCATCCTGGGGCTCGCGTGGCGACTTGCGGTACTTCAGGAAGGTCCTGGTAATGAAGTCGGCAAACGCTTTTCGGTTGGGGAGGACGTAGCTCATTGTTTTTCGCCACGATTTGATAATGGAAGGTATCACACGGAAAACCCATCGCATCTGGATGGTGTCGATTTTCCTCTTCTTGATGGCGGGGTTCCTGTACCTCAAGCCGACGGTTGCGTTCGGGCGTGAGGGGCGGATTCGGCCGTTTGGAACGACCGACAAGGAGTCGACCGTGTTCCCTGTGTGGTGGTGGGTGTTTGTGCTGAGTGTGGTGGCCTACTGCATGACAGTGTATCTCGCAAACTTTCGGGTGTGAGACTCACTGCGACTCGTAGGTCTTGACAATCTCGGTCAGCGACTCGATCATGTGAAGGCGCTCCACGTGGTGAGGACGCACGTAGTTCCTGCACTCCTCCAGCGTCTTCCAGCCAATCCCAGAAATCTCCCGCTTCTGCATGTAGGTCATCTTCTGACCTAGATTCACGAGTTCGGGCTTGGTCAGCAACGCCACAAAGTACACATGCCGATACTGGACACCGTTCAGCCCTGTGAAGGTCTCCTCTAGCAGGATGTTGTTCAGGACCAGATACGCCTCGCGGGGTACATTGGTCTCCTCGTTGAACTCGCGCAGGGCACACTCGAGATCCGTCTCGGTCCGCACGCGACGACCCTTGGGAAACCCCCACTCGGGTTCTGCGTATACGGATGCAAAGGTGGCGACCATTCCCGCTCTGTCCAGCGATCCGAATTTCTCCTTGGACATCAGATACTCGTTCGAAGTGTGGTCGTCTCCCCACAACTGCCGCCATAACTCGTCGAACGGCTTGCGAGCGATATCCTGCTGCTCGGCAATCGTCATGTTGGACAGAAGCCGTCCCACGTACTCCGTGTCGGTTGGGTCATACTTGCCCCGCATGAATTCTGCGAAACTCATGCTATCCTTCCGCCGAATCATGAGGACCTTCACTGTTCCCACGTCCGCGGGAATCCGTGACACGTCCAACACCACCAGCCCACACGACAGCACTGGGTCTCTACACCCCCTAAACACATGTCCCTTTTCTCCGCAGTTATTGCAATACATTACGACTGGGTTTCGTTGTGGGATTGAAGTCCGTTTTTCCATTAGGCAAATAAAGAAGTTCCCTTGTAAACACAAATGGGCGCGAGCACAAGCACACCCACTGGCGTGCCAGGATACATTCCTGGGGCTGCTCAGCCCTATATCCCTTCGTCCATGTCCTCCACCTCGTCGATCCTCTTGGGTCTCTTCGTCGGGTTCCTTGTGATTATCGTGGTCGTGGCAGCGTTCCGCAGTGTGAGTGCTGGCAAGACAGTGGACGCAGCCCCTACACCCGTCGACGCCAAGGTAGGTGGCACGATCCCATCCACTGCGATTCCACTGAATCCAGGAGCGGATTACAATCTACAATTCTGGATGTTCGTACAGGACTGGGACTACAAGTTCGGTAAGGAGAAGGAGGTTCTGATGCGCACGGATGCAACGAATCCATCGACCGTGAGTCCTCGTATCACCCTGCACCCCACGGACAATACGCTGAATGTGTACTTGACGACCTTCGTGTCGGGGTCCACAAGCGTAGGCAACTACCAGCCTGGCTCAGCCGTGGGGACTACGGAGAGTGGATCCACGTGGCTGTGTGCGATTGAGAACATTCCTCTGCAGACATGGTTCTCGGTGTCCGTTACGACCTTCCAGCGCAACTTGGATGTCTTCATCAATGGCAATCTTGTCAAGTCCACAGTCATCCCCGCTGTGCCCCGTTCGGCGACAGGCAATATCCTCATTGGCGCCAATGGTGGATTCTCGGGATACATTTGCGGCGTGAGTGGTTCGGGCAAGGAACTCAAGCCCGCACAGGCCCGCGATTACTACGCGGCGGGCACAAGTTGTTCGTCCTTGGTCAATAGCGCGGGTGCTGCAGGACCCACAGGAACCATCTACAATCTCTTTGGATACACAATCATCATCCAGGATTCGGCGGGCAAGGCGGTCACATCCACGGCTGTTCTGCAGAACTGGAACATGGGGTCCAACACAACCTCATGGAATCCGTTCGGAGGGGCAAGCAGTAACGCTCCCGTTGGACCCGTTGGTGCCACACCTGCAGCAGGCGCGGCTGCCGCGACTGGCGGAACTGGAGCTGCTGCACGCACAGGTGGCACAGGGGCCGCGTCAAGCAGTTAAACGGCTCTCTATCATCTACTACAATGAGACTCTTGCTCAAGTTTCCGACGCGGTCTCGTCCCCAGCAAGCGCTGAAGACGCTCCAAACCTACTGCAACATGGCAACACGTCCCGACCGTATCGGGATTGCCATGTCGTGTGATTCCGACGATGACAGCATGACGCGAACCCTTGTGCAGGACGAGTTCACGCGAACCATGGGTCGGGTTGCGTGGTCACGTGTCTTTTTCGGACACAGCAAGACCAAGATCGAGGCGTGTAATGCGAACATGGGAGAAATCGACTATCCATGGGACATTGTCATGCTGATTTCAGATGACATGGTGCCGATTGTCAAGGGATACGACGATGTGATTCGTTCCCATATGATGGCGTCGTTCCCCGATACCAACGGAATTCTGTGGTTCAATGATGGGCACCAAGAGAACAGACTGAATACGCTGTCGATCATGGGACGGGCCATGTACACTCACTTTGGAACCATCTATCATCCGTCTTACAAGAGTTTCTTCTGTGACACGGAATTTACCGACTTGTGCAAGGGTCCGCTGGCTGCAAAGTGCCTGTACGTTCCCTCATGTATCGTGCGGCATGAACATCCAGGGAATGGATATGGTGGGGTCGATTCGCTCTATGTCAAGAACCAACTGGCGTGGAGAGAGGACATGATGAACTACATTGAACGCAAGGAGTATCCTGTGGACTGGACGATCATGATTCCGACAATCCCAGGACGCGAACAGTCCCTCCAGACATTGATCACACGGATCCGCACACTCTCTCAACAGGTGTGCCCACAGCTCAAGGTTGATATCCGCCTCGGATTCGACGACCGCAAAATCACCATCGGGGCCAAGCGTGATCAAATGTTACAGGCTGCGGAGGGACGTTACGTGTCATTCATCGACGACGACGACATGGTCACCCCCGCCTATTTTGAAGACGCGGCGGCGTGTATTCAGGGGCGATTCGATTGCATGCGCCTCCGAGGGCAGATCTCTCGGTGGACCTTTACTCACAGCATCGCAACCAGGGTGACAGACCCGATGGCCAACGAGACCACCTTTCTTCGTCCGCCCAACCACCTGAACGTAATGAAGGCGGATGTTGCAAAGTTGTTTCGATTTGTGGACGCTTCGTCTGGTGAAGATCTTGAGTGGACAATTCGCTTGGCGCGCACGGGATACAATCAGAGGGAGTATCAATCCGATCCAACACGCATCCACTACATTTACGAATTTGGCGACCGAGTCATGTCCCCTGGGGTTCTCGAGATACAGCAGAAGATGACCTGCGAGCAAAAGCTCCAATATGTCCTGATTATGAATCGTCCAGGTGCATCTGTTCCCCGCACAGAGGGTATGATGGTACCTCCCCAACTCCGACTCGGACCACGAGGATTCGCGCGAACATAGTTTGTAGAGTAGAAGCAATGCAGGAGTGGATCGTGGTCGCTGCCGTTATCATTGTCATTGCGATTTTGCTCTATGTCTTTGTCTTGTCTCGGCCAAGGGACACGACGATGGAGGTCATCCTTCCATCAGGTCAGTCTGGAAAGACGGAAATGTATCCGTCGTCGAAGATCTTCCGTGCCTTCAATCAGCCCGATGGAGCCGTGTTCAGTTATGCATTCTGGATCACCGTGAATGACTTCACCTTCAACTACGGCCGCCAGCGCGTCATCTTCAGCAAGAACGATGCCCCAGGCGTGTACCTGGACTCCACGCCCAACGCTATGCTGGTCAAGATGAACACCTACGGCGGTAACCAAGAGACCGTGCTGATCCCGAACATCCCTGCCCAGAAGTGGATCCACGTGGTGGTGGAAGTGAACCAATACGCCCTGAACATCTTCATCAACGGTATCCTTCGGCAGACACACACCATGTCCGCTCTGCCTCTCCAGAACAATGAATCGCTGGTCGTGGGGTCTAGCCAGTCTGGCTACGATGGCACGATCGCGGAACTGACGTATTACGCACGGACATTGAAGCCTGGAGAGATTGAGAGGCTGGCAAAGGACGAGCCCTCGTCGTCGAGTATCATGCCCTCGATGCCGCCCTATTCGGATCTCGGATGGTATATTGGACCGTTTAAATCTGCATAAAGACTAAATGAGTTCAGGCGGTCGTCGTGGCGTTGACATTTCGGGCAACCAAAGTATGCGCATTCAGAACGCGTCGGACTTTGTCTACCAAGAGAAGGTTCAGACGATCTACGTAACCAATAACGCAATCTCAAACCAGGGCATTCCTGCATGGACCAGCCGCAACGCGTATCAGAGCCACACGCCTAACGGCAATGACTTTGTGCGCCAGTTCGCAAACGGACTCCGCGAATGCGACTGTTCGGGCGGATTCCCTGGTATCCGAAACGGCAACATCACGCCGTTTTCCTGAGGCCCCGTAACTGCTTCCGAATCGTTGACCTGCGCCCCTTATCGGCGGTAGGAGAATACGAAAAGAAGAAGGACAGAAACTCCTTGCTGCTCTTGTTCTTGGACAACTCGCCATACAACTTGGTCTTCTCCTGGAGCATATCGTGGAGTGTCGACTGCTCGCCCAAACACTCTGTCGGAGTCAAGATCTTGAAGCGCCGCTTGTTTGCGTGGTGCGCCAGTTCCATCAGGCGCTGGGCCACACACAGAATGTGACTGACCTTGTCCTCGCTAATCCCCGAATACACATACGCAAAATAGAACTGCAGCGTCGTCGGAATGCTGGCAATCTTGATCCCGTCCGCGGACTCATGATAGCTGTGGCACGCCTGCGTTGCGTAATAGCGGAACATACATCCATCCGACTCCGTAACCTCCGTGCACTCGGGGAGGATCGCATTGGGAGGTGTTACGTGGGCCGAATGTCCCTTGGTCAGGCGCGCGATCACCTCGGCATCCGCCAGCAGGGTCACGGGGGTTGTCCATGTCGCGCGCGAGGCATGGCGCTCAGCTGCGTTGAATCCAAGCAACACCACAGACTCGGATTGCAGCATCTTGATCACTTGCTTCTTGCGCTGGGGGCTCAGGACATTGTCAGACGGCGTATCCTCCTTGCAGGTGAGCGGATACTCATCGTTCAGGAGCATCATGCGGTTGTAGACCTTGTTCCAACGAGATACGTCGCCCTCGGGCCGTGACAGCTCCAGATACGTGGACATGCGCAGAAAGTTGGGCGTCACATAATGAATGCCCTCCTTTTCATATCCTTCGTCCCACAACCGATCGAACAGTTCCACATCCATGTTGGATACGTCGGCCACACCTGTGTAGTCGCCAAACACCTTGAAGGTTCCCAGGTGGATACCAGGCTTGACCTGCACATCGGGGACTCCTGCAGCCGTCAACTTGTCAGCAACCTCCATCGCGTGCTCTTGGGGCGTGGCGCTGTAGAAGTCGTAATCAGGCACCTCTCGAGAAAAGTCATAGAACTGGTGCTTCGGCTTCAACAGATTGTTGATGGCCGTGCCGCCGTAACACATGACCCGATGCGACTTCAGAAACGCCTCCACAACACGAATGGACGTCTTGATATTGGGATCTTCCGTCAGCTCCTGCTCCATCTTTTCGAGCTGCTTCTCTGCGATGGTATTGATCTCGACAGCGTCAGGGTCGCTCATTGTTAGTAGACCGATAAAAAGGGATTGGCTTTCTTTTTTTCCTTGTGAGGCAGCAAGATGCCCAGTCGGTACAATCTTCGTAAGCGTGCTGGACAGACAACCAAGTGGGTCAAGGACGAGACCCTGAAGCAGCCTGATTCCGAATCTGAGGATGAGGACTATGCCCCACCGTCCGTCTCCGAATCCGAAGAGGACGTAGAGGAGGACGACGAATCTGAGGAGGAGTCCGAGGAAGAGTCCGAAGAGGAGGATAGCAGTTCGCTTCGCATCCCCAAGGGGGCCAAGGTGTCCGTTAAACTTCACATCCACACCATGGCAGGTAAGGGTGGACGCATCGACATTGAGGAAGAGTCGGAGTCCGAGTCAGAGGAAGAGTCGGAGGAGGAGGACTTCATCGAGCATCTCATGCAGAAGTATGTAGGCAAGAAGGGTCACGCGCCCCGCCACTCCAACAACAAGAAGAAGGAAGAGGACGACGAGCCTGCCATGGAACTGAATGACGACGAGGAGGAGTACTACGATGACCTTCCCAAGGGGAAGCGCCGTCGTCTCAATGAGCAAATGAAGCGGCTGTCCACGCTGGTTGTGGATGGCGATGTGCCCTACAAGTTCCGTGTTCTGGATCTCAATATTGCCGACACGGTCAAGGCAGCGGTGATCAAGAAGATTGACAATCTCACGGAAATGTCCATGGAGGGCGAGGGCTACAAGCTGCGCTCGTGGGTGGATGCGTTCCTGCGCATTCCGTTCGGCAAGTGTGTGCCCCTGCCTGTGACCATCAAGGATGGCCCTGAGAAGTGCGCGGGCTTTCTGGAGGACTCCACCAAGACGCTGGATACGGCCGTCTACGGAATGACTTCGGCCAAGACGCAGATCATGCAGATTCTGGCCCAGTGGATGTCCAATCCTGGCTCCGTAGGTAACGTGATTGCGCTCAAGGGTCCCATGGGAGTAGGCAAGTGTCACGCAAAAGATACGAAGATTCTCATGTATGATGGGTCTGTGAAGAATGTACAAGACATTGTGGTGGGAGACGTCGTGATGGGAGACGACTCGACTCCTCGCAGGGTTCTATCGCTTGGCCAGGGTGAAGACATGATGTACGATATCATTCCTACAAAGGGAGAAAAGTACACAGTCAATTCGGAGCACATCCTCTGCCTAAAGCAATCGGGTGTTGGCTGCATTCGATGTGTGCGCGGAACCGCATTCAAGACGATTCGGTTCGATAATATGGAAAAGAAACTCAAGTATAAGTCGTTCCCATCCTACGATGAAGCAACCGAGTATCTGAATGGGTTCACGGAAGAGGACCATATCACCGAACTAAGTGTAAAAGAGTACCTGAAACTGTCCGATGATGTGAAGGACAACTGGCTCAAGGGGTATCGCACTGGCGTTGAGTTTCCACACAAGACAGTGGACTTTGATCCTTATATTCTGGGTCTCTGGCTTGGGGATGGATGTAGTTCGTCTACAATGATTAGTTCACAGGATGCCGTAATCCTTGGGTATCTCAACAAAACGTTGCCAGAGTATGGTTTGATGCTCAATTACTACTCGCAGTATGATTACCGAATCCGCGGAATCAGGAAGGGGGACAATGTGATGATGGACGTGCTTCATCGTCATGGATTGATTGAGAACAAGCATATTCCCGATGTGTACAAACTCAACGACCGCAATACTCGTCTCAAGGTTCTTGCAGGACTCGTGGACACGGATGGATATACCTGGAACAATACGATTGAGATTGCTCAGAAGTCCGATCGCCTCGCGTCTGATATTGTCTTCTTGGCTCGGTCACTTGGGTTTGCGTGCTACGTGGCGCGAAGGGAGAAGTCGTGTGAATACAAGGGAGAGACGCGCACGGGGATCTACAACATCATTACCATTTCGGGCGATACATCCGAAATCCCGATTCGTATTGAGCGCAAGAAACCGACCGAACGTCTTCAGAAGAAGGATGTCCTTGTCACTGCAATTGACGTGAAATGCGTTGGCACTGGAACATACTATGGCTTTACATTGGATGGGAACAGTCGTTACGTGCTGGGCGATTTCACGGTGACGCACAATACGTCCTTCGCGCGTCACGGCGTGGCCAAGGTTCTCCAGCGTCCCTTTGAGTTCTTCTCTCTGGGCGGCGCGTCCGACGCATCCAACTTTGTAGGCCACTCCTACACCTACGAAGGCTCGACGTGGGGTCGTATCGCGGATTCCATCATGGCCGCTCGGTGCATGAACCCCGTGCTGTATTTCGACGAGGTGGACAAGATCTCCACGACGTCCCACGGCGAAGAGATCACGAGCATGCTGATCCACTTGACGGATCGCTCGCAGAACAGCCAGTTCCACGACCGTTACTTTGCAGGCGTGGACTTTGACTTGTCGCAGTGTCTGTTTGTCTTCTCCTTCAATGACGAGTCCAAGATCCACCCCGTGCTCAAGGATCGTATGCAGATCATCAACTGCTCGGGCTACACGTGGGAGGAGAAGGCGTCGATTGTCAACCAGTACATCTGGCCGCAGATTCTGGAGCGCATCCAGTTGAAGGATCAGTTGACCATGTCAGAGGAGGCCATCAAGTACCTCATCTCCGAGTATTCCAAGGACGAAGAGGGCGTGCGCAGCTTGATCCGAACTGTGGAGACCTTGGTGACCCGTATCAATCTCCTGCGCATTGCAGGAGAGGCCACGGCCAAGAAGTATGTCTTCTACAAGGAGATCAAGCTCCCTCTGACCATCACGTCGGACCTGTGCCGTCATATCCTGCAGGATACCCTGCGGCAGACCAATGAATCGTGGAGGCACCTCTATAC